AGGAGAGCAGAGAGAAACGATGGTACTTCTAACGATGCACCTAAACTTCTTGACTCTGATGGTAATGCATTAGATTCATTGGTTGGTAATGGTTCAGAAGTGACTGTTAAAATTAAACCTTATAAGAATAACTACGGTAGCTTTGCTGAGTTGATTGCTGTTAAAGTAGACAACTTGGTTGAGTATGCTGAAGCTGATTCTGATAACGAGGAGTTTTAGTATGATCGTTACTATAAAAAATGATGATGGCGAATTTTTATTTGACATCAATAAAATAGATGACGAGGCTAAGAGACAAGAAGCAGGAGTAATCGTGCAGAAAGTTGGAAACCTTAGTGTTGTTATCGAAGCTTTGGACTTTGCATCTAGAACCCATAGAGCTAACTTAGAACAGTTACTCATGGAGTGTGACGAAGCAAAGATTGAAAACGAAGATACCCCTGAAACAGAAACAGAGGAATCTTAATTAGTGCAGAGGGCTAACATGGACGATAAGACTTGGGATAAGGTACACCAACCTTGTCCTATGTGTGGCAGTAGTGATGCTGTTGGTGTAAACAAAGACGGTTCGGCAAAGTGTTTTAGCTGTGGTGAATTTATCTTTGATTACGAAGGAGCATGTAGAGGAAAGGATATGAAAGTAAATACAAACAATCAAACTGAATATAAAACACCTGACACGGTAGGTGAAGGAAGCTATATTGCTTTAACGGATAGAGGTATTTCAAAAGCAACTGCTCAGAAATACGGAGTTAAAGGATTACAGAATCTGAAAGGAGAAGTTATTAAACACTTCTACCCTTACTACAATGGACACGAGTTAGGTGCTACTAAGATCAGAAACAGTGTCACCAAAGACTTCTTTATTCAAGGAGGTTACAACGGCACTGGATTGTTTGGTCAACAACTCTTCAAGAGTGGTAAGTATATTACCATTACCGAAGGAGAGTGTGATGCAATGGCAGCCTATGAACTACTTGGTAGTAAGTGGGCTGTTGTTTCTATCAAGCGTGGTGCACAGGGAGCAGTCACCGATATTAAAGAAAGCTTAGAGTTCTTTGATGACTTTGAAAACGTTATCATTGCTTTTGATAATGACAAGGCAGGAAAGGATGCAGCTGTTAAGGTTGCAAGACTATTCAAGCCCGGCAAAGCAAAGGTACTCAGTTTTCCTAACGGTTGGAAAGATGCTAACGATATGCTCAAGAGCAACAAGCACAAAGAGTTTGTTGAAGCTTGGTGGGCTGCGAAAGTCTATACACCTTCCGGTGTTATCAACATCACGGAGCAACGTGCTAAGTTCCATGACAGAGAGAAGAAAGAATCAGTGCCTTATCCTTATGAGGGATTGAACAAAAAACTTTATGGTATGAGACAAGGTGAGTTGGTGACATTGACAGGTGGTACAGGTCTTGGTAAGTCTAGTGTGACTAGAGAGATAGAGCATTGGCTTATCAAAGAAACCACAGACAACGTAGGCATCATTGCATTAGAGGAAGATTGGAGAAGAACCGTTGATGGTATTCTATCTATCGAAGCTAATGCTAGGTTGTATATAGATCATATCCGAGAGAACTTTTCAACCGAACAGTTGGATAAGTTCTTTGATATCTTGTATGATGGTGATAATAAAAACAGAGTATGGATTCATTCACACTTTGGCACCAATGATATTGATGATATCTTTAGTAAACTACGCTTTATGATTATCGGTTGCGATTGCAAGTGGGTGGTAGTTGATCACTTACACATGTTAGTCTCAGCAGTTAGCGAAGGTGACGAGAGACGAGCCATTGACAATATTATGACAAGGCTTCGTAGTATCGTAGAAGAAACAGGAGCAGGAATAATCTTAGTATCTCATTTGAGACGTGTCGATGGAAACAAAGGACACGAGAATGGTATTGAGGTTAGTCTCTCTCACCTACGTGGGTCCAACAGTATTGCTCAGTTATCTGATTGTGTTATTGCACTGGAAAGAAATCAGCAATCTGACGACCCTGATGAAGCAAGGACTACAAGAATGAGAGTGTTGAAGTCTAGATATACAGGAGACGTTGGTATGGCATGTCGTGTAATATATGATGGAGAAACAGGCAGACTTCACGAACTGTCTGATGCCGATATAACAGTGGATGATAGTGCAGGAGAAGCATTCTAATGGATTTAGTATTTGATATTGAGACAGATGATCTTAATGCTACAAAGGTTTGGTGTATCGTTGCACAGAACCCTGACACTGGAGAAATATTTAAGTTCCCTCCCAACAAACTAGAAGAGGGATACCAGTTTCTAACTACAGCAGATCGACTCATTGGACATAACATCTTAGGATTCGATATTCCTATGGTGCAAAAGTTTGGTGGAGTTGATTTATCAAAGAAAGATATTATTGATACGCTTGTTCTATCACGATTGTTCAATCCAACACGTGAAGGTGGACACAGTCTTGAGAACTGGGGATACAAACTTAACTATAAAAAGATTGAGTTTGAG